CCTGCCGCCGCATCACTAGTCATTACTAGGCCAAGCGCCTCAGCCTCGCCCAACATCTGCGCTAGACTTTCACGGCCCTGTCCCAAAGTATTTACAAGCGCGGCACCTTCAGAGTCAAACAGCTTAAAAGCCAAACGTAGTCGGTCAGACTCGCTCTGTACGCTTTCAAACGCATCAGCAAGTACAAGCATGCGCTGATCTAGCGGCAAGCGCACTAATTCACGCGCATCGACGCCTAGCTCACGCAACGCACCTTTTGCCTCACCAGTGCCGACAGCCGCCTCAGAAGCTCTGCGAGTGAACCGCTGAAGCGCCATGTTCATCGTGTTAACTTCGACGCCTGTAAGTTTACCTGCAAACTGCAACGCACTAAGTGCTTCCGTCGTTGTTCCTATCTTGCCTGCCGTTTTAGCGAGTGCATCGGTAGCAATTAATGAGTTTCGGATTAGCAAGCCAAGACCGCCAGCACCGACCACTGCAACTAACGCGGTCTTAAAATTGAAGAATACTTTGGCGAGTTTGCCAAAAGCGGCCTGTATCGACCGCAGGGCTTTTTGCGTCTGGTCAAACGCTTTGATGATTATGCTAACGGACTCAGTCGCCATCTTTAGACTCGCTCATGATCTTGAAGTAAGCGAGCCACTCATGAAACTCAGTAACCGATATTTGCTCTACTTCTTCAATGGTCTTGTGTAACCGATCAGCCAAGGCAATTAAGTTCATCCGAGACTGATCGGACTTTAGTTTTTTTCGACATCCTCAAACGCCTCGATAGTGCCAAACATTTCATTAGCAATATGCGAGACGACGGTTGTCTCTTCCCCCATTAAATCAATCTTGTCCTCAGCAGAGCTGAACAGCTTATCGCCATCTTTACTCTCTGCCTTCATGACGATCAGATCAACCATCGCGGCAATGCTAGGGTTTTGCATAACCTGCGGGTGACGCTTTTGCAATTCGTTGAGGTCATAGCAAGTAAGTGGGCGACAATACAGGCTAAACGGCCCGTCATCATCAGCCCACTCTGACACGCTAATCTTACGACGCGATTGCTTACGACGCGCCCGCAACTCTTTAGCGAGTCCCATTAGTTAGCCGCTTCTGTGACTGCACCCGATACCTGCACAGAAAATGACGCTTCTACTAGACCGTCATAACTTGCAGAAATAGTTTTCGCAGTTACGATGCCGCCGCCTGAATAATACTTTTCGCCACTGCCTGTGCCAGTTGGATGCACCTCCCAATCTATGTCTGCACCTGTATCGAAAATAAGGTGCTGTGCATCAGCGTCATCCCAAAGAGCGTCGATAGTCAAAGTCGCATCTTTAAGGCTAGATAGGTACGACTTAACAGCGTCACCCATCACTGTGTCCTCAAGTGTATCTGCGGTCTCGTCAATGCTAAAGGAACGAACCTCACCAACTGCCGCAACCGAACCACCATTTACGGCAATTTTTACGACACCGCTTGAGCCTTTATGTGTAGCCATGAATTTTCTCCCTTACGCGTTGCCGCGTGTGTATGAATAAAGAATCTGAACGGTAACGATAACGCCGCCAATCGGGTCTATTGTACCATCATCTACCTCAACGCTAATAACCTGCGTGTCTATAGCGTGACCTCCACGCGTCCTATCATCGTCAAGTTTTTCGTCGATAGCCTCTACAATCTGATTGCGGGCTGTGTCGATGTTCTTGTGCTTTACAAAGCAAACTAGCTCATAGTCTATAGTGCCATGCCGACTAGTAGCACTGCCGCCCATGCTGGCGTCTTCTCTTGACTCGTTTGCTGTGCGTACTAATATTGCTGGAAATTGCGCATTAGATAGCTTGTCAAAATCAAACGGCTCACGCGTCACTTTCTTAACTTTCGGAGACGTTATCGCTTGCAGTGTGGTCACAATGTTGCCAGCAATATTTTCTCTGACGCTCATATCTTCAGCCCTTTAAAGTACACGTCGCGGATAGCGCGAGTATCGCTCCTGTTCAATCCAAAGAATGGTCGCTTGCGATTATTAAAGGCCGCTTTCTTCGACTCTGCTCTTCTACTAAAAAATATTATGCCATCTTGCCCACGTAGTCCCGAAGTCATAGAGCCGCGCATCTGGCCTGTAAATATTAACTTAACTTTATCAACTGGCCTGTCTTTGCTTTGTCTAAACGCTTTGTATGCCTCAGAGTATGGCCTAAACGGTTGCTCATTTATATCAAGGCCGAGGTTAGTGCGCTTGTTTATCCGGTTGACACCTTCTGCCGCCGCTCTGCGCATCGCTCGCTTGTGGTTCTTATTAAACAAACGACCCAGCTTCTGCACCATTTTGCGCAGGTCGCGCGGTTTTGTGTCTATGCTTACAGTGATCATCGGTCTAAGCGATTAAGTGGTATTGACTCTTTTTCTTTGTCTGTCACGGTGCCATCGTTGTCTGCGTCGTACTCGACACCATCTTGAAATACTGCGTCTAGCTCTTCGCCATAACGCGCCTTGTAAAAGTCAATCATTTGCAAAAAGCGGTCGTCATCAACCCAATTAGTTAACTGTGGCAGTGCATACTTCCACAATACGAGATAAGCCGCGCTTCGTGTCCACTGTGACTCGGTCAAATAGCTTGCGACCATCTCGCCCTGTATGCCCTTGCGATGCCACCAGCGATTGCGGATTTCACGCTCAACATCTGCCTGTGCCTTTGCATGTTCAGCAGTAAATGCTGGAATGCCCAAGTCGAAAATGTCAGGGACAATCGCCTCTAAGTCGTCGTCAGTGCTAAATGCCATGTCGTCACCATTTTACCCTAGCAGACCAATAGACCGCGTCTAGCGGTGTTGCATTACGCAAATTTTTTTCGTGTCTTGCGTACCAAGCCGCTCGCATTGCTTTGTCGCGGGCTGACTCACCGTCTTTCGGAGGGTAAGTTTTCGCGCCTTTAGCGCCGAACCTAACTAGCTTGATTACGCCTTTGTGACGAGCCAATACCGCATGCGATTTGTTTGGGTGCCGTGGCGTTCGCTTTGCCACGTTGTAGTCCTCAAACCGTTCGCCTCGATAAGTGACTGCCATAGTAACCTCAGAGTAAAGCGGCCCCGAAGGGCCGCATACATCTTAGAGTGCCGCGTCAAACAGCATCTCAACACCAAACGAGTCATCAAGCTCGCCAACACCGTAGACGGCAGTAGCGTTAAGCTCAAACGCACGGTTAGATGCGTCTCGCTCTGTCTCAAGGTTGAAGTCACGCTTCATAGCGATGCACATTGCCTCACGGGTAAACACACAGCCCTTGGCGTCGTCTGATCCATCAACAGTGATGTTAGCTGACTGGTAAACCTCGATGCCGCCGATAGAACCTACAAAGCCGTTGCGCATGGCTTCGTTCTGTAGGTCGCCACCGTTGGGGTTAGCGAAGGTGTTAGTCAGGTTAGCTGACAACTGATACGCGTGGAACGGGTGAACAACTGCGTACACAGGGCCAGTTGCCTTTGCACTACGCAGAGTTGCCGCCGCCTTGAACAGGTCTGCAACAGTAATCTCAGTACCAGCACCGCCCAATGAAGTAGAGAAACCATCAAACAAAGCGATGATGTCCTTGTCCATCTTAGTAGCGATAGAGTTACCGAGTACAGTGCCAAGCTCCTGTGCAGGGTTGCCAGCACCCATAGCCGCCATGTCAGTGAGCAATACTTGCGCACCAACTTCACCGACAGATACAGTGACACCAGACGTGCTAACAGTGCTTGAAGACATATCAGTGCCTTCAGTCAAGTCAGCGGCGGTGACTGCTGGATACTTTGGTACTTGGATAGTTGTACCAGCTACGTTACCGATGTCGTAGCGAGTGATGAGTCCAGCCATGAGAGAATTTTCTTCGGCTGTAAATCGAGCCTGCATAATGATATTTGCAAACAGATCGTCGAGAGTTGTACTAGTAGTAGCCGCCATGATTGTAGTCTCCTAAGTTAGCGGTTTATTTCTTAGCTAACATCATTGCACGGTAAGCCTCTTTGCCTCCGTTATTCCAGTTAGCCTCCATTTCTACCGCCGACATAGGTTTCGACGTGGAACCACCTACCGCTGTTTGCGAGCCAGCGCCACCAGATGACGCCTTAACAAAGTGCGGGTTAGCTGACAAGAAATCACCGACAAGCTCGTTCACGGACAATGGCTCACCTTGGTCGTTGTATCGTGGCGTTCCGTTCGCATCGTAAACCTCTGCGGTGCCGTCTTCAGACAGCCGAACCGAGCCACGTAGCAACTGACTGACTTGCTCTGCCGATACTGCATTGTTTCGGCTTGCCGCTTCCAGTAATGCCCCGTCCACCAGTTGGTGAGCGAGACGTTGCTTGTATGTCGCAATCTCTTGATCTTTCTTTTGAACGGTCGCCTTGAGAATCTCATCAAACTCGCCGCGCTCTTTTTGCTTTTCAACTCGGGCCTCTGCCTCACGTTGTAAAGCCGCTCTAGCGTCGTCAAGATCGATACCTTCTAGTTTTTTCTCGTACTGTCGCTTTGTGCGAGCAACACGGTCAGCCACTATTCGGTCGAGTTCCTCTTGTGTGAACGTCTTTAAGTCCTGAATTTCTGGTGTCTCCACTGCGGCTTCAGTAACCGCGTCATCCATGATTTCATCGCTCATGTAACGTATCCTCTTACGAGTGGGTTAATTATATCACTTACCGCGCTTTTTCTTCTTTTTCTTTTTTTTGTCATCTGTATGGTATGGCATCGCTTTGCTCCTATTCTGGTACAGGCACCCACCAGTGCCGACAGTTAAAACCACCTCTAACACGGAACGGATCGCCAGAGCGTTTGCCAGCCCAGTTATCGTCCCATATCTCGTAAATCTCATCGGTCGTATATTCCTTGCCAACATGCTTCTCACAAAATGGCCGCGTCGTTTCGATGATATCACCCTCATAACGAAACTTGCTAATACCTGCCTCTGCCGCCGCCGCTTGCTGTACCGAAGAACTAAACTCAAACAGCGCGTCGTGTAACATCGTCTTAGAATAGCGTTGCAAGTCAGCGTCAAGCAGGTTGTTCAACTCAGACAGGCTTGCAGAGAATGGCGTACCCGATAACGTATTGTTGTACACCTGCTGATAAAGCGCCTCTGCAAAGTCATCGGCTAGTGCTTCATGGCCCGTAAAGCTAAACTGTTGAAGCTGTCCAATGACTGACTGCGGTACGCGAAACTCTGCGAACTGCTCCATGAA